TGCTCTGCGGCGCGTTGGTACCAACGCGCCGCTTCTGCTTGGTCTTCTTCAACACCGTTACCACCGTCATACATAACCCCGAGATTGTATTGTGCTTGAGCATCGCCTTGCTCTGCCGCTAGCCGATACCAGTGCACAGCCTCCCTGTAATTTTTTGCAACACCTTGCCCTTTTCTGTACATTTGACCTAAGTTGTATTGGGCCGCAGCGACACCTCGCTTTGCTGCTATCTGGAATTTTTCTAACGCTGTACTGTAATCGTTTTGTTCGTAGGCATTAGCGCCGTCTCTAAGGTCTCCAGCTCTTACAGCAGAAATGAAAAGCAGTGAGAGGCAAACGATTGAAAGACGCACATTAAACTCCTCGATTTAAATCGTAGACTTTTCCTTTGTTCGTCACAGGCAACGAAACGCTGATTGCCAACGGCATACGCCTACTGTACCAAGTCTCCGGAGTTTAGAAATCTCCGAAGGATGTCCTTCTCAGTTTGATAAGGCTATCTCAAACCCATTGCGCTGCTTTGCCAAAGCCAGCGAACTTTCCAAATCTTATATTATTTAGATATGATTAGATTAGAAGGGATGTTAGGGCACTTCCTTGTCGTTAAGCGTTCTAGAGAGAATCTCCAACCTCACCGCCAACTCATCACCTCGTCGCTGACCCTCTGCAACCAGGCTTGCGCCTTCAGCGAGTAGTGTTGCCAGGCGGTCACGCTCTGCTCGGATGCCATCACAGCTGGAAGTGGTATCTCCGGGATCGGTTCGCACGGGATCTGCGCTAAGGGTTGCGAGCTTGCCGCGCAGCCGTTCAAGATCATTGCGAGAAGCATCGGCACGCTCACGCGCAAGTGCCAAGGCACGTTGGGTTTCATGATCCATCCTTCGGTGTTTATCAATTTGTACTTGAACAAGTTTTGCGCTGAGCGCCCGCGCTTGCTCTTTGGCTTGCAACTCACGCACCAGTGCTTCTTGGCTCGCTGCATCAAAGCCAGCTTGGTAAACCCGTTGTGTACCCAAGCCGATGGCAAGCAGCGTTACAAGCACTGCGCCAACCTTAAGAGCAAGACCTAATCCAATCATGCTCGGCCTTCACACCGTGCTCGCTGGCTTTCACGTCTTCTCACAAGCCCCGAGCATCGGTTCTTGGCAAGCCTGCAATCCTTGCCTTGAAAGTAGGTCCAGCGATCAAATTGAGCGCAAGCACGCTCATACTCCGAAGCGTTAAGAAGCTTCACCATCGTGGAATCGCAAAACGCTCTTGCGCCCACGTTATAGGCATGCTCAAGATAAGCATCGTACTCATGCTGATGCAGTGGGACCTTTACACAGCTCTTGAGTGCCCCTTCAAATTGTTCGATATCGGCAAGTGCCCTTGAAAGCGCTTGGGATGGGGTTGTCTTTTCACCCAATCGCACCGCGCGACCATCGGCCTTGGTCGTCGACCCAAATCCTATCGTGGGTCGATCACCCGGCATCGGAATGACCGCCTGATCGCTATAGCCTTCATGCAATGCAATCGATACAAGACCTGCAGCAGAAAGGCTTAATGCTGCAACCGCCACTCGGGGCTTGATCACGACAGACTGTCCTTGTCATCTTGCGCGCATTCTTGCGTATGTATCTTCCACCAGCGGTAGAGCAAAAAGCCAATCTGAAGCACTAGGTATAAGAGTGTTGCCCAAAGGATGAGGTCATTCAGTGGCACGCCTGCAATCGTGGCACCAGCGACCGTCACGGGTGGTGCAGCGCGTAGCGCTTCAGCGGTTAGCTCTGAGCGTTGCGTCATGCGGAAGCCTCCGCTTTCTTGGATTTATCCTTTTTTCCATCACGATCTTCTTTTTGATCTGCTTGGTTATCCTTCAATTGTTTGGCAAGCCCATCAAGCTTAGCTTTAAGCTTTTGAATCGCTTGATCGGAGACGGCCTGAATCTGCGCCACGCGCTCTTTCGCATCAGCATCAATGCGCGCCACTTCAAGCTTGGTTTGAGCGTCTTCTCGAATCTGTAGCGTTCGATTGGCAAGCTCCATTTGTGCTTTGCGTAAGGCCTCAGAGACCCGATCGATCTCATTTGAGCTTTCTTCGCGAATCTTTCCAATGGCCTCTAAAAGCGCTTGCTCACGCGATGCAGCATCGCGCTGATCAGCATCACTTTGCTCGGTACCCATCGCTGCCCCCATCGCTGCAACTTCGGCTTCGAGCTTGGCAGCTTTGGCGTGGGTCTCGCGCACCTTGGCGCGTTGCTCCTCTAAGGCGGAAAGCGCCATCTGCCTTTGCAACTCAAGTGCTTGTGCCTGTTGCGCGGCTTGCTCTTGGGCTTGTGCTTCTTCCTGAGCACTTGGTGGCTTACTGGGGTCGCGTTCACCCGTCAGTTTTCGAAACTGATTGGCAATGTCGTCTTTATTGGGGAGATCAGAGAAGTCCATCGCAATCGTCATCACCCGCAGCCCAATCTCAGGGGGTAAGCGCGCGGCAAGTTGATTGAGGTTTTCAAACATCACCTGGCGCAAGGTGCCCGCGTAGTCTTGCTCACTCACCACAAAATCAGCCATCGAGGCGGTGATGTCATTGATAAAGCGCACCGTCCCATCGGGCTGCACTTGAGGGCTATTGACTTTGACCCATTCAAGGGCGTTTTTGGCACCCGTGAGCCTGATGACTTTTTCTTCGGTGTACCACTGCTCAATAAGGCTGAGTTGCTTTTCTCCTTGCACTTGGGTGGCAAGGCGCAAGTTATCAAAAGGCTCAGTCGTCACCACACTGCCTTGGAGTTGCCTTGCCTTGATCGCTTCCCCCGAGACCGCATTGGTTTGTCTGCCCATATTCTCTTGGGCCACACCAGCCGATTTTTGAATCGATGTGGCAGCAAGCTGCATCATCTCGACTTGGCCGTTGGCAGCTTCCGTATCACGTCTGATTTCAAGTTCGCGACCAGGCTTTTTAATAATCACCCCGTCAGGGCGACCCACTTCATCGCGCATCACATCCCAATCATCGACTGCACCCTCATCGGCAATGACTTGATTGGTGTTCAGCATGAAAAGCGCCTTTGAGGCACGCTTATTTAAGTCTTGCTGTACATCGCGTACCCGGCGAATCACGCCATAGGGCAATCGATCACGACTTTTGCGATAGCACCAGATCGGCGTTAAGGTAAAGCGGTTGTGCCGATAAGGACTTAGCTGGTGAGCTAAGAGCTTTGAGGGTGTGAATACCGCCAAGTGGACCCGCATCATGACTCGTTCTATGATTGAGGCGCTGGCCAGATCGAGTGTGTGTTGTAGGACGTGGTCCCGAGGATGCAGTATTGAGCCTTTCCACGGGCCGTCACTCACCACCTTGACCCTGGCGGGCGCTCGGTACTGGGCTTCAATAAGCTTCACGCGGCGCCTTTTGGCATCCGCCAACTCCCCCACCCCTGCGGCATACAGCGTGCCTGATCGAAGATGGGCAAGATCTTGTGGGGTTTGCCAGTTTTCTTCTTCCCAGCCATCGGCATCTGAGTGCGCAGCCTCTTCAATGGCTTGCGCAATCACCTCCACGCGGTCAGGGAACATCAGACGCGCTACATCCTCATCAACCCAGCGCCAACGAAATAAATACCTTGCATCGGAAAGATCAAGCTCATCACTTGAAGAATCCCAAAGCACATGGCGCCAGTCTTCATAGCGCGAATAAAGCGCATCTTGGGTGGGATCATCACGCGCCCCATCATCCATCCAGCCAACGCCTGCCTTAATCGCATCGGCAAAGGCGCGCGAGCGCAAAAAGCCCACCCGATTGATGTCAGAGACGTACTTTAGAAGCTTCGTTTTAACGTCAGCCGCTTGAACGTCATCTTCTGTGCGCGGCAACACTTTCCAATCAACCCTCGAGCGTCGCTCCGTACCAATGAGCCAATCGACCATGGGCGCCACTTCGTTATACACCAAGGGCATTTGGCCGCGGTCACGCAAAATCGCTGCATCTTGCGCATCCCACTGCAAGTTATCGTAAAAATCACAATCCATCGCCATCTCAAGCCGATTGGCCGCCTGGCGCTCTCTTTCAAAGTAGTACCACTGCAAGAGCTGCCGCAAGATGGCACGCGAGCCATCCGTTTCTAGGGGGTGATGCGCTCTGGCCTGGCGATGGCGCGCAAGGTCCTCAGCGCTATGGGTGAGCGCCCGAAAGTAGGCATCGCCCGATGCGCGACCTCGCCTTGCATGAACACCAAACTCAGCCATAGCTTGCGCCTTGTTGCTCATAGCTTTCGCCTTGTTGTTCTAGCCGAATCTCGGTCTGGGCAATGAGTTCGCCATCTGCACGAAGCTGCACCTCACCAAGACTTGGACCGACTTCAGGCACTGGCGCTGAAGGCATACGAATGAGATCGGCTAGACCCTCATGAATGATGCTTGCAATGCGCACCCAGTTGCGCTTCGAGGGTTCAAGCCCTAAGACCTCGCAGGCCTTCACACACTGAGTCGCTAGAACGCTCGCATCGCCATAGCGAAAGGCTGCCGACTCACACACAACAAACCAGGCTGCGGCTTTTCGATGCGCAGGCAAAAGCACCAGCGCTCGCTCATCATTCACCCAGGAGTAGATCGCTAAAAGATCGCCATGTCGGCGCACCT